TTTCTTGTTGTTTTTCTTAGCATTCTAGCATCTAATCTTTCTTGTCTATCAAAAAGTTTGTCCGTTTGTGTTTTCTTTCCTCCTGGAAATAATGAAACCACTGAAGCGCCTGATGTTATTATCTGTCCTGTAGCTGCTACTATATCGTTAGTTGCCTGTAGAGCAGCCTCTTCTTCATCTCTAGCCATCAGGTTTTGATCAACTGCCTGGCCTACTTTGAAGTCTTTTAAATCTTGATTTATACCTTGTTTTTCTTCAGCTTTCATTAAATCATTTTCATATATAAGTAATCCTTTATCTTCACGAGCTTCTTGAGATATTAAGTTATTTTGACCAGCTACAGATCCTGCTCCAGCAGCTAAAGATCTAGCATCTCCATCTTGAAGCGTATCTATAATTTGTTTTGAATTTTGTAAGGTTTGCTCTGCTTCTGATTCAAACGCATCTAAAGGAACCTGAACTCCTGCTAACATTTCTTTCTCAGCAAGCATCTCAGCCTCACCTATTAATTTGTCCGATGCTTCCATTCCTTCTTTAGCTTTCCTTTCAGCTTTAGCTTTTTGTTCAAAAGATTGGTATATTGAGAAACCTGCACTGGCTACTCCTACTACTGCTGATGTTACTACTGCCATGTTATTGTATTTTTTTCATTAATTCGTATGATGGCGTGCGGTCAACATACCATCCTAATTTTTCAAAAGTGTCAATTAGATTATTATGTTTACCTATAAATAAAACATATTTAAATCCTTTTTCTATTGCTACTTTTTCCGCACTACTAATTAAAAGCTCTAAAGCTTCTTGTCTATCAGATAACCTATATTCAGGATCTGATATAATCCATTCTAACCAAACTCCTTTAGAATTAGTTTCATATATAAATCCTGCAAAAACAGGAATACCACCTTTTTCAATCATTAAACCACCTAAACCATTGTCAGGTAATGCATCTCTTGCTGGCTGCACCCACTTAGGCCACTCATTCCACCATGTTGGTAAAACTTCCCAATCTTTTTCTTCTAACTTTCGTACAGATAATTTCATATAACAAATATAGATAAATTCTAAGGATTACTTTGCATCACACTAGAGCCTACAGAAAACAGTTCTACAGGATCTGTTGAATCATTTTCTAATTTAAATTGCATAAAATAACCTCTTGCTCCATGAGACTCTGCAACTGAATTTTTACTGTAAAGTATAAACTGTCCTACAATATTTGGCAACACATTTGAATCTTCAATTGTAATGTTATTAGTTGCTACAGCCGTAACTTCTCCTATTTCAGCTGGATCAGCTGTAGCTACACCACCTGCTGTGGTAACAGCATAAACAGAATCTCCAATACTAATAATTGAACCAACCGCATTGTTAAAATTAATTGTTGTAAACCCAACCGCTGGAGTTGAAACACTATCAGCTACTCCAATTCCGTTAACGGAACGAGATTTGTAATTTAAAGTTCCAGCATTGTTTCTTAAAAAACTAAACCACTCTCCTTCTTTCTGAACAAAATATGTTGAAAGCATTGATCCTGGACTACCATCTGTTAAATCAGTATTTAACTCAACACATTTCCAAGCTGCCTGACTGGTATCAGCTACAGTAGTTGTAGACTCATATGACATTGTTTTAAAAAGCTTTATACTTAAAGTAGGCTCTACATTAAAAACGCTAGTTATAGTGGATTTATATTGAATTCCATAATAATTATTTCTAGTTTCATTTGTGTTATGTCTCCATAAATTACCTCTTTTAAAACTATAAAAATAATTATTCATTCCTATCATGTAGTCTGGCAAAAAAGAATAGAAAGATGGCCACCCACCTTCTTGAGAAAGTACTCCTGCCGCATCTGGATTATAAGATAATGTATAACTTGCTATTGGTACTGGTACTGCCATATTGTTTATTTTTTAAGTACAATTTCCTGTTTCTATTACAACACCATATTTTACCTTAATATAAGTGGTATTATCTATAATGTAATATAGGTTATTATTAGTGTCATTTAAATAAGCTGATCCTGTATTAGTTGTAAAAACCCAATTTCCAACTTCTGGAGTTGAATTTGTTTTAGGAGTTATTGTGGTTGAACCTGTAATAATAGCGTTTTGAACAAAATAATATGTTGCTACATTTGCAGCACAAGTTGTATCTGCTTGACTTGCAGATCCTTGAAAACTATCTAAAAGCACAGGACAGTCTAAATTATAATTAAAAGAAGTGCCACAAATGGGAGCAAATATTTGTAAATCTAAAACAGATGGTGATGCTGATGTTTTAGGTATAACCATAGTATAAACATATGATGAAGAAGAAGTACCTACTTGGGTAGGAACTACTGTTTTAATTTGACTTGTTCCTTGATCAACATAAGTTCCATTAATTAAAGTAAAATCTCTAAGTTGTTGACTAACTACACAATTAGTACCAGGCACTATGTTATAAGGAGAATTATTTACTAAGTTTGTGTTATTCTTTCCTATATATGTCGGAAGTTGAGTTCCTTGATTATTAAACCCTGCATATGGAATATTTGAACCTCCATTTTCTGTAATTAGACTACCATTATTGTTTAAACAAGTTAGTCTGTTGTATGTATTAGAATTATAAGTAGCTAATATTCCATCAGGTATCACCTGATACGCATATATATAAACAACAATAGCGCCAATATCGGCTCCTAAACCAAATTGAGAGAAAAAGAGACCATTATTACTAACTGAAGCATTTACACCTACACCACAAGGATCGACACAAGAGCTACACGAAACTGCATTTAATAAAACACCATTTAATTGTCTTCTTGATATTGCGCCTTGAGCATAATAACCATCAGGAGCTAAATTAGTTAGCGCTGAATCTGTGTATAAAGATGTTGCTTGCGCAAAATTTACGCCATCAAAACAATATGTTCCTATTGTTGCCATAATATTATATTTAAGTGCAATTTACTATTTCTGTTACTATTCCGTTACTTGTTACTCGTATATATTTATTAGCTTGTGATCTATAATATCCAGCTAAAAGAGGAACGGCTGAACTACTGCTGCAAATTGCTGATGAATAAACAAAATCTCCAACAACAGGTGATCCACCAGCACCAGTATGATAATAAATTTCTGACAATGGTTGATTACATATTATCGATATATCTTGCTGAATACTACTACAATCAAACGCTTTGCATGGAATAGAACATTCACAACAAGCCTCTGTAAAATCTGTAGCATCATAACAAAATTGTTGACACGATGTTGTCCTGTAATCATATATTAAATATAAATACTGATTTGATAATGGTATAGATAAACTTGCAACTTCTGATTCATACAAACCGCCTGAAGGATTTGTTACACTAGAATTTGGTATTGTAGTTGCGCCTGATAATAATGAACTAATTCCATTTACAGTATTAGTATATAAAGTGTTACTTGATAAATATTTAAAATTATCATTTGGGAATCCCCAATCATAGTTATCAAAATTTATTTTATTGGATCTTATAGTTAAATCTACTCCATCAAGAGGAAAAACACCTAAACCTCTAACACCTTGTTGAGCGTCAAAAGTAGAAGCTACTAACGAAGAATTTCCAAACTCACATAAATCACTATCAACAGGACTTATATTTGTTGAATTTTCCCAAAAATATTCTGCATGAATAAATTTATTAGAATCTACAGATGAATTAAGAACAACTTTAACAACAGTGATTGGAACACCTACAACACAATTATAATTTATAACAAAATCTGCTGGACTTCCTATTGCTTGAATGGTAATTGTAGCATCATTAGGAGTGTTTAAAGTTTTATCCCAATTATAAACACCTGAACCAGATAAATTTCCACTTGTAACAGAAATTCCGTTCCAAAGAACAGTTATAACTATATCTCCAGATGTTACATTATAATTTATAGGAGCTGTTCCTATTAAATTTCCATAATTTATAACTGTAGAGATTTCATCTCCAGCAGGTAAACCATTTCTAGTTACTTGAGTACCACATGGTAACACCTCTGGAGGTATTGGGATAGGAGTTTGATTTAATGATAAAACATATTCATTCATATAAGGATCAAAAGCTCCTAGTTTTTGAGTAGTTAAGTTCAAATAAAACTCTTCTCTAAACCAAGACCTCATTCCTAATTCAGAAATAACTCTAAGAGCATCTCCACCTCCACCGTTAGATTCGCCTAATAAATTTAATACTGCACCTCTTTTAGAATCTGTAAAAAATACGCTTGGCCCATAAGCAATAAAACTTTCTGGATTAAAACTAATTCCATACTCTTCTAAACGAGATATTTGTGTGCCTAAAATTTCTGGAACAGATGTTATTACACCTCCACCTGTTGAATCAGATAGTAAATTTTTACTTGTTAAAACATATGATATTCTATCTTCTTGTAAAACAAGTATATCTGTTTTTCTTGAATGCAATAATTGAATAGGCCCATAAGAAGTTTCTAAATCTTTAAAATTAACTAAACCTAAATTAAATTCATTTAAGTTGTTTGATCCAGAATTACTACTGTAAATCCCACTGTATGTTAACCCCTCAAACCTGTCAGCTTCTTTATAATCTTGATTAGAAACTGCTAACACTCTTTGTCCTAACTGAAAAGATTTTCCAGCTAATTGATCTTTTATTTTAAAACTTTCTAAACCATTACCAAAAGTATAAACATCGGCAAAATCTAAATTAACAATAGCATCTTGACTGCTTGTTTGATTTTGATCACCTTGTTCAATTAATCCTCCAGATAAATGGAATCCGTTTGAGTCAATGTCAAACATTTCGCTAGCGTCATAATAAAAATTTGGATCTGCATCTAATGGTTCAGATTCAAAAATTAATAAAGTGTTAGCTCTAAATACAATAATATCAGCTTCAATAGTTGATTGTCTATCAGAAGTAAAAGCTCTGTTAGCTCCAGGTATACCGCTATTAACTCCAAAATATAATGGAGATGTTTCATCCCCTGGAATAGCTTGGCAAAAAGCAAATTTAACTTTAAATTTTTCACAAGGAACATTACTAGCATATCCATATGGATTGTAATTGAATGGAAATAAACTTGGCACAGAAGGCGTATAATAAGTTGAATCATAACTTGCAACTATATCCTCTGAAGGAAATCCATTTACACTTCCAGGTTGAGCTAATGCAACATTTATATTATCACCATCATACCATTTCTTTAAATCAGCATATTCTTTAGTTGCTACAAATTCTTGCTCCCACACCCATTGATAATGAGGCGCTCCACCTGGCGCTCCAGTTTCAGCTCTGTTAGCTATAAATTTTAATTTAATAATAGAACCTCCTGGGATAGTATAATTTTGTGTCGTTCCATCGTCTGGGTTTGTAATAAAACAAGGATAACCTATATTTCGAGTTTCACTTGAACAACCTAACGCTGATGATCCTGCTAATTGATTACCAAGTTCAATAACTGCATCATCAGTTAAAGCAACATTAAAATTTTGATTTTTAATTTGCATATAAAGACCAGATAACTGATTTGTATCTGCATCAGTTTCGTTAGCAAGTTGTAAAAAATTTGAAGATTCTGGTGTTACATCTAAAACCTCACACTTTTCTAGTCTTGTTAATGCTCCTGAAACATCTCTTTTTACAATTAACGTTTGACCTTTTGAAACTTTACCTGCGTTATCTCCTTCTAACTTAAAAAATATCATGTTATCAGAAGCTCTAATATAAAAGAAATTAGAGAATATAGTTTCGTAATCTGCTAAACTTGGCTTTACTACAAATTTATATTTTGTTGCCCAGTAAGGAGCTACACTATTTATTTGAACTTGTATACTGTTTTTATTAACAGAATCAGCAGGCTCTATATATATGGTATTATATTCTGAAACTAAAACAGTAGAAGCTCTAGCATAATCATCCATATAAACAATACCTGTTTCATAATCTCTATTACTATGCAAACTACTTGTATCTGCATCAACAGTATAACTTGTTTCAGAACTTACAAATCTAAAATACTCATAAATATTTGTTGTTATTGGGTTTAGTGGATCTGTAACATCTATATTTTGAAAGTTCATTGCAATAATTTGCAAATCAAAACTATTGTCCCCTGGCACTGCTGTAATAGTAACTCCTTGTTGTGTTGTGGAATCATTTATACTACTGTTGTTTTTTACAAAAACACAAGAAACAGCAGGAGACAATAAAGCGTTATTAAATAAATCAGTTAAAGAGTTTCCATTTTGAGCATCAAGTATAGGTAAAAATCTTCCTTCAGCTAAAGTTCCTGTTCCAAATGCATCTTGAAATTGACTAGAAACAAATAAATCATAAGGACTAGAATAATTTTGATCTAATGTAATACTTATATCTAAATTAAAATCTGCATTTTTAAATTCAACATTATCATCAAAACAAGTTGTACTTGAAGTTCCGTTAAGACTGTCGTGAGTAAAATTAAAAGAAAAATTAATTATTGATCCTATTTTTAGTTTGTCAGCTATCTCAGAAATATCAACATTTATTTTAGAATTTTCTACTGCTGTTGACTGAGAAGGGTTAATAGTATAATTAACTCCATTTTCAGGAATGCCCTGTGCTAAACTTAAAAACGAAAGATCTTTTCTAAGATAAGAAGTAGAATAATTTAAAGAAATATTAGTTCCTAAATTACTATTTCTTTTAAAGTCATACCCATCTATAAAATTCCCATAAAATAAACGATTACCCATTATTGTTTGTGCTTTTGCAAAACGAGGCACGTTATCATATTGTCTTAATAATTCATCAGATCCTAAAGTAGTATATATTTTACTATTTGTAAATGAATATGTTTTATTTGTATTGTCTGCCCAACCAAAATCTTCTTTTTTAAATCTTTCAATTACATAAATAATATTAGAAGAAGTGTCTTTATATAATAAATCTATCTCTTTAACTAGCTCATTACCAGTACTAAATGTTATAACCGCACCGTTATAGCGATTTATCATTCCAACATTGTTATAATTTCTAGTGTCAAATTGAAACTCATTAGTGTTAAAAGCAGGTTTTGTAAATAAAGATGTAGCGCTGTACTGATTGTCTATATACCTGTATCTATAAGCAAAACAAATAAATCTTTCTTCCATATAATTCTCATTACCTGGAAGGGTTACTAATTGAACCTCTGGCACTGCTAAAGGAATGTGATTTCCAACACTATCTTCAAACCCTGGAGGCTTTACAACAACACTTATAAATTCTTCAGTAAACTGATCTACATTTGCTATAGGATCAGGATAATTTCTTTTAACATTTATTACTCGTGGCGGATTATAATCATCTGTAAAAAACAACAACTCTCCATCTATTAAATCTATTCCTGTAATTAAATATAATTCATTAAAATTTAAAACAGATGTTGAAATTACATGATATTGAAGAGTCTGTTGGCTAGTATTGTAAGAAACTATTAAACTAACTTTTCCTTCAGGAGCAACTTGATTAGTCTTGTCATGAATAAACCAATAAATAGTTTCTCTCATACCATCTTCATAAGCTCCTATACATTTTGCGCTTGAAGACAAAGCTTGACCGCCATATTCAATAGAAGCAATAAGTTCATTCCCTTTTGAATTTTCAACAGCGCCTATTTCAGTAGCCTCTGTAGATCCTAATCTAATATTTAAAGCATCAATGTATTGTCCTTTTGGAAGAATCCTTTCATCCACAGACTTATTCATTTTGCCTAATATAAAGTTTGTTGTAGTTATTGGCATATTATTTTAACCATTTATCCTTACCTCTCATATTCATTAAGAGTCTTCCAGGGTGAATATTACTTAATCTAATTTTAGCGTTTCTTAATAAAGATGACTTATCTTTTCTTGCTCTAGACACAACGTATTCTTGAACACCAAGCCTTCCGTTTAATATAGAATATTTAATGTAAGCATAAATATACTCTTCAAACAATTTATTAACTTGAACATTTCCATCTACTCCGTTTTCCATACCATCAGAAACATATTCTAAAACAACAGAAGCTGCGTTAGAAATATTACTAAAATTAATTACTCCTGATTGTTTATCAATTGTAAATGTAGGATTTGAGTTAGCTGTTTCTGTATTTAAACCAAAACGACCACCAACAGCATAATCAAAATACCATCTACCATCATAGCAATAGCCTTCAGAACCGTTATAAGCATTTCCTTCGTTTAGGTAAATACTTTTTCCTCCACGCATCATTCGCTCTAAATCAACTTCTGATTGTTGAGGTCGTAACACGTTTCCATCTTGATCAAATAAAATATTAGAATCATGATCCTGAAGATAAGCTCCAGACCAATTAGTTTGAATATTTTCTGTTAATGGCATTAATACTCCGTTTTTGTGAACAGAAACTCTTACCCAATTAACATAGTCTTGAGGAAGTATAAACCTTAAATCCATTGTAACATCTAATTGAAGGATTTTTATTTCCTTCATTGCATCATAATTTAATTCTTGAATCCCTCTTTTTGCATGAAATAAAATTTGATACCTTTCAATATTGTTTATTAAAGCATGGTTTCCTTGATACATTAACATAAAATTATTAACTATATCAAACAGAGAAACGTACTGATATGATCCCCAGTTTTCATCGCTAGGATTATTTCCTGAATTTTGATAATATGCGTAATCATTTATATATCCCATCTATGCTTGTGTTTGTTGTTCGTTTGCTAATGCTTCTGTTCCAAATGCATACACATCTGCTTCTCTAATTTCTAAACCTACATATTTACATATTTTAGCAATTAAAGCAGGTTCATCTGATAATGGTAATTCAAAATCTTGATAATCAGCTTGACTAGCATCAAAGATAGGTTCTCCTAAAGTTATTGAAACATAAGTCCATTTTGGAGTATAAGGGTATCTAATATACTGAGAAAAAACTCTACCCATATTATTTATGCTATCTGGAAAAGCAGTTAATATTAAACCCTCTTCTAAATAAGCAGGATAACCTATTGATGGAGCTGTAAGCGTAGAATTATTTAACATAGTTATTTTACTATGAGTAACCTTTTCTGCTTCTTGAATTCCACTTGAATTATAAATATTATAAGAAATAAGAAGTGCATCCCATACAACAGTGTTGTTGATGCTATCAGTTGTAACTAATTTGTTTTCATTTTGAATTTGTGTAACAGTAACGTATTGAGTTATGCCGTTTTTTACTAAAGACACCGTACTACCTACTTTTACACCGCTTGTTATAAACGTAGCGTTAGTATCTATTATCGCATTATTACCGCCTGAAGTACCTGTAGTTTTCCCTGAAGCTAATAATGTAGTGTAAACTAAAACTTTATTCATTAAATAATAGTCACTACCAGTAGTTGCTTGTGAAGGCAAATAATAAACATTACTTAAAGTTGGAGGAGTCAGACTTAAAGACAAAGGTCTTGTTACAGAAAAATAATCAATTACCTCAACTAATCCTTTTGTAATATCTGCATATCCAGTGCCAGACATACGTTGATTCTCTTTAGTAAGTTGGGTGTTGTATTGATAAAAATAATCTTCAAATATATCCATTTGAGATTGTTGTGCGTACAAATTAAAATCTTGCGGAGAGATATATCCATAGTTGTTTTTATTAGCTATCGCTAATACCGTATTTCTTACATCATTTATTGGCATAATTAATTCTTTTCACAAAGATAGCAAAAAAAAAAGAGGCTCTAATATTTTAGAACCTCTGTTAATTTAAGTAAAAATTACCCTATTGTTGGCACACCATTTAAGGGTTGAGGTAATTTAATAATTGGAGCTGCATTTTGATACGAAGTAGATAATAAAGATTCAAGTTGTGAAACTAAAAAGTTTTGAACAGCAACTCCTGATGCATCTGCAAGATGAGTTAATGTTACTTTATCTGCTGCTGCTCTTGAAGAGTATCCTAAAACAGTAGTAGTAGTCGAAGTTTGGTCTATGCTTTGAATTTCAGAAGCATTTAATAATACAGTAGGCTGACCTGCCCAGTATATGTTAAAATATTTTTGCATGATTAAGCGAATGTTACGTTAGAAATTAATCTTGGAGAATTTGCAGTTATATCAAGAACTGATTCTGACCATTTAGACTGTGCGACTTCAACAAACATATCTTGTATATATGTAATCATTGTGTTTCCTGCCGCAGCAGAATCGTCTGCATGAGTGATTGTCACAATATCAAACTCGTCTCCTACGCCTATCTGATAAATAAGAGTTTGAGTTGTTGCATTTGTTGCTATCCATACCATTTTGTCGGCAGGAATAATTAGATTACCGTTGGTTGCGGTATCAACTTTTAAAAATTTTTTCATAATATAATTTGTTTTAGTAAAAAAAACTATCATTTTGATAGTTACTAATTACAAATGTACAAAAAAAAAGCCACCAATATTAGGCGGCTTTTTAATCAATAATTTAAACTATTTATTTTATTTTATTTTTAAGAAGCTTATAAACTTCTAATCCTTCATCGCTTTGCATAAAAGATCCTACAATAAAATGAGGATCCTCTCCAAACGGAACAGTCATCATTTTCTTTTTATTATTAGGAAGATTATAATAAACATCTTTACCGTTATTTCTAAAGGTTAAAAGTGTAGCGTTAAAGAACTGATGAACATCATCCATAAGTTCTAACATAGGATCATTAATTGTATCTAAAAAGTCTTCTGGATTATGTTTAGCATACACAAGTAAATCTCTTTTAAGTTCAGGAGATGTCATGTTTTCAACTCCATTACCCATTAATACACGACAAACTTGAGTTAGTTTTTTAATGTCTGATGTAATTTTTTTAGCTTCTATTTGAGCTTCAATTTCCATTTCAACAACTTCTAGTTCGGCACTAGCATCTCGCTCTTTGTTTATTTCTTGAAACACATTGCCATTACTAGGATGTAAATGAAGAAATTTTTGTAACACTTGATTTTCTTTAGGAACCGTTAACATTCCGTCTTCAAAAACAATAGGTTCTAAAATAGCATTCCCATCTTGCTCATCTTCAAAAGGAGATTTTTGATTTCTTGAATAACGTAAAGGTCTGTTAGTACCTTCTTTTTCGTCAAAATATAATAAAGGAGATCTTGTTGAATGTCTAGAGGATAACATATAAGACAAAGGCGCTTTGTTTCCTGTTAGACGATAGGCTTTCGCCTTAAATTCTGGTTTCTTTTTATTCATAATAATATAATTTGATTTGATTTATATAAAAAAAAAGAGGGTTACTAAGGGAACATTTGCTTGCATACCGTTCACCCTCTTTTAATAATAACTACTTACGCTTTTTGGAATAAGAAGAAGTTGTTTGCACCTAAAGTACATACAGCTCTTTCA